ACAATGCAACAAGTACCCACTCCCGGCGAACGTATGACCGACGCTCGTATGCGCGAAAAAATGGCGCAAGACAAACGTCAGTTTGAAGCGCAACAAACGGGCGGGCGAGACATCGTGGCGCAAACGCTTACGGATGCTGCCGGCAACGTCACGCAGTACAACAAATTTGGCGAACAGATTGGCGAAACCAAAAAAGGCGTTGGTAAGCCTTCCGCTACCTTTGAAAAGACTGAAGCCGCCAAGAAACAGCTTTCGCGTGACATTTCGCGAGTAATTCCAGAACTGGAAAACATTACTAAAGAGGGTGGGTTGATTGACCAATCTACCGGAAGTGGTGTTGGCCGACTTGCAGATATAAGTGCTGGATTCATTGGTCAAGCTACGCCGGGCGCAATCGCTATCGGCAAACTTAAACCAATTGCGGATACGGTGCTGAAAATGGTCCCGCGTTTTGAAGGCCCGCAATCCGACAAAGATACGCAGAGCTACAAAGAAGCGGCGGGCCAATTGGCTGATTCGGCTATGCCAACCAAAATACGTAAAGCGGCGGCGCTTGAAGTGCTTAGGCTTATGAAAGCACGTAAAGACCAATTTGCGACGTTAGATATGGTTGAACCGCCTGTTGCTACCCCCAACATCGACGCTCTTCTCGACAAGTACAAATAACTATGGCGACACTTGAACAGCTTAGTGCTGCGTTGGTCAAGGCAGATGCTGCGGGTAATACGGCAGATGCTAAAGCTCTTGCCGATGCTATTCGTCAGATGCAAGCGCAGCCACAAACGCGTGGTACGGTGCCTGCTGAAGAATCTAAAGGGTTGTATGGCACTATCAGACCGTTTGTAGCGCCTGCATTAGAAGCTGGCGGTGCGATCGCAGGTGGTTTGATTGGCGCAGGTGCCGGAACACTGGCTGCGCCCGGTCCGGGTACCGCCGCAGGCGGCGTAGCAGGCGCGGGGCTGGGCTATGGCATCGCCAAGGAAGCATTGAATTTGGCCGATATATATTTGGGCGGCAAAGCCCCCCGTACAGGCGCAGCGCAAGTTGTTGAGCCGGTAGAGAACGTTCTGACCGGCGCGACAATGGAAGCTGGCGGTCAGTTGGCTGCGCGCGCGTTAGGCGCAGGTGCGCAAGCTGTCGGTGGCTATTACAACAAGCTAAAAGATCTGAAATCGGCGGCGCTTCTTGATGCGATTGAAGGTAAGGGCCGCGATATTGTTAATGCGCTGCGCGGCGAAGGCGCGGTTCTTACTCCGGGTTCTGCGCCTACTGCCGGCGAGATCGCTGCCACGGCAGGCTCGGCCAAATTCTCAGCGTTCCAAGAAGGGCTGAAAAAACAGGCTCCAACCGAATACGCAGGCATGGCAGCGCAGACCGGCCAAGCTCGCATAGATCAAACGTCGCGTGTCGTTGATCGGTTCAAAAACGTGGTTAGCCGAATCAGCGACAAGATCAATCGTGGGCTGACTGACGTAAGCCCCCGCGAGACAGGCGAAGCATTGCTGGCTGCGGCCAAAGCAGAACAACAGACAGTCAAAAAAGGTCTTATTGAGCCTGCGTATGAAAATGCTTTTAAAGCGGCAGGCGATACAAAGATTGATGCTTCTGGCGTAGTCAAAACAGCCGAAGATATTCTTGAACGTAAGCTGACCGACTTTGCTCCTGAAACCGCACCAAACACAGTGCGCAAGCTGCTGTCGCTAAAGCCCGCAGCAAAAGAAACAGCACCTATTCTGGTGGATGCGGCTGGCAAACCTATCAAGCAAGTTGCGCCGCCTGCGCCCGAAGCTACGCTGCAACAACTGGACGACATTCGCAAAGCTATCAACGCTGATATTGCGGCAGCTAAGACGTCGGCCATGCCTTCGTCCGACATGACCCTGCGTAACCTGTACAAGTTGCACGACACGATTGATGCAACTATCGCAGGTAGCAAGACTCTGTCGCCAGAAGCCAAAGAAGCGTATGGCAATGCCGTTGGCTTGTACCGTGACGTTTATGCGCCGCGATTCAAGACCGGCGTGAATGCTCAGTTGTTCAAACAGACTTCGTTGAATGAACCGCGAATTGAGCCGGATAAGGTAATCAAGACTTTCTTCAAGCCGCAAGGCGAACGCGAGGCCACGCAGTTTGTGGATATGTTCGGCAAGAATCCAGATGCCATGAAAGTCGCCAGATCTGGCATTGAAGATTTGTACCGGCAGAAGGTTGTGGATGCCACGACCGGCATGGTCAATCCGGCAAAGCACGCGCAGTTTATGAAAGACTACGGTCGCCCTCTCGGGATTCTTGACGATGCGGGTATGAACGTTACGACGCGTCTGGATGTAGTCGGCAAAGACGCGCAACGATTGGCCCGCGTGGAACAAATGGCAAAAGAATCGGGCAACAAACTGGCCCCACCGTTGCCCGCTGGTTCTAACGCTATGGCAATCGAAAAGCGTATTGGTGATCTAACTAAGAATCTCACGCCGCAGCAGTTGTCAGCAGTGGATGCAGTCAGAAAAGACCTGCTGCGCGAAGCGGAATATGAGCGTCTTGTTAAGGCCGGTGGAGGCACAGTTGGTGCAACGAGTGTTGCTACCGAAGCGGGTAAACAGATAGGCGTTCCAACATCTTCGTTTTTGTCCGTTCCGCTAACCATTTTTAATAGCGTTGCGAAGCGACTTATGCTAAAAATGGATGATAAGTTGGCAATGGAATTAGCTCGTGAATTGACTAACCCTGCGCTTGCTGCCCAATCTATTGAAAAAGCAATGGCAGTAGAAGCAGCGCGAAAAGGTGCAGCGCAAGGAATTTTACCGTTGCTTGGACGTGCAGCAATAACAGGTAGTGCTATTCAATCTCAACAACCATGACCGATCAAGCCTTCACCGCGTTAATGTTGTCCCTAGTAGGTACATTCTTCGGACTCCTAGTCGCGGTGCTAGGCTGGATGGGGAATAAGATATATCTCAAGCTGGAAGAGGTTAATCTGAATCTCGGCAAACTTGATCGAGATCTGACCACCAAAGTTCATGAGATTGATAAGCGCGTTACGCGGCTAGAAACGGTGCCGGTCTTAACGAGGGCGGCTAAATCGTGAGCCGGCGAATAGAAGATCTAGTCCCGGCAGTGCAAGCGAAAGCAAAAGCATTGCTTGATGCGGCAAAAGACGCCGGGGTTGATCTTCTAGTCACCAGTACCTATCGTAGTAATGAAGAACAAGCGGCGCTGTACGCCCAAGGACGAACCAAACCGGGCGCGATTGTGACCAACGCTCGGCCAGGTGACTCGTACCACAACTGGCGTTGCGCGTTCGATGTAGTGCCGTTGCGTAATGGAAAGCCCGTATGGGGCACGACGGGGCCAGATGGCGACTTGTGGCGCAAGATCGGCGAGATGGGCGAATCTGTAGGGCTGGAATGGGCAGGACGTTGGACGGGCAAGCTGCGCGAAATGGCGCACTTTCAATACACTGGCGGGCTAACGCTTGCTCAACTGAAAGCAGGAAAGGAAATAGCATGAAGGGCTACCGCACTATGATCCTCAACGGCGCTGTCGTGGCGCTGCCTGTTATTGACTATCTGAGCAGCAACGGCGCGGTTGTCGGCGCTCTTTTGGGGCCTGCCGGTGCAACCGCGCTGTCCCTGCTTGGTCTTGCCAATCTCGTGCTTCGTTGGGTGACTACAACACCTGTTTTTCAAGGCGATTAACGATCAACTGCGCATAGCCAACCACATCGGTCCAAGAGTCAACATAGTAGGGGTCGCCATTGGCGATGCGCGCCAGCTTGTGACAGATCATCTCCAATGATTCGATCATGTCATCGTCCAGCGTCGCCTTGTCACAGCCAGCAAACAAAACGTTTTTTAGTCCCTGACTGATGGCCGCGTGGGTTTCAAAACTGCCATAGCGTTTCGCGCGTTCTTCAAGAATCTTCATTTTTCGGTTTCTTTGGTAATGGTGCCCACATAATCCAAAATGTGTCGCGTCCGTTGTAAGTGCCATAGACGGCACAACCCAGCTTGCTAAGAAGCTGCACTTTGCGCCCGGTAGGGCATGTCTCCATTGGCTGCCAGTAGTAGTCGTGATCCACTATGGCGATGCCATCAGATGAATTTTTTAGCTTCATCTCGGATCGTACTCGCTCATAGCAGCAGCGCGTATCGCGCGCGCACGCTCCATCGTTTCGGTGCGACGCCCGGCAAGTAATACACAAGTCAGCGCTAAACTCGCTAGAGCTGCTGGCGCAACCAATCCAATCGGCCCCAAGATCAAGCAAGCGAAAGACGGAATGATAAGCGCCCCGCAAACCGTAGCAATCGTATGCAATACGTTTTTATACACCTGCACTGGTTTTGATTGCGTGGGCTGCGCCGGTTGTGGTTCAACGATTGGCCGACTTTTCAACTCACGTTCCAATCGTTGCGCGTAGATTGAAGGCTGAACCGGCGCAGTCTCGCGAGGCTCAATATGCCGAACTTCCACAAACTCAGAAAACTGAACATGACGCTCTGCTGCGCTTTGCGGTCTGATCGGTACAACGTTCATTCCTCACCCCCAATCCCATGCGCTCGTTCGATTGCTCGGGCAATGGCCAGTCTGAAGTTGTCGTAAGAAATCTTGTAATCAACAGATCGCCACACTCGGTCGAGCTCCTCATCCGTCAGCGGCTTGCGCTCCATCTCTTGCTGCACATCCGTAAGCCGCTGCATAGCACCCTCCGCAAGCGCAGCGCGCAGACGATGAATCTCGGCTATATGCTCACGCAAGGACTCGCGCAGGGCTTCGAGTTCGCTCCAGTCTTTTGTCATTTCACTTTCTTCGCGCATTCCGCGCACCTCCATCGTTTGACTGGACTCTTGGACAGCTTGTAACCGCCGCCTTCAACTGGTCTTTCCTTCCAACAGTTGCTGCACCACTTTTTTGGCGGCTCGCTTTTTTCGCTCGTATTCATTTCGTTTCTCTCGTCTGTATTGAACAGATTTTTCAATCCGACGCTCGTCAAGCGTCTGGGGTACGTTATTCACATACTCCGCCCAATTCATGCCATTACCCTCAAGAGAAACTTTGTGAAGTCGCTAGGCTCGAATTCGTCCCACCAAACGTCCCCTTCGTGTGAGCCAAAAAAACTTTCATTACCTGGGCTGCGCTGCCAACCCCGTTCGTCGTAGTAAATCAGTGTCGGACTTGCTGCAAACTCGCCCCATTCAACAACGTACCAGCCGGGCTTAATTGGTTCCTCTCTTGTTGCGCTGATCTTCATTTTCCGCTCCCTGTTTTTGCCGCCACTCTCTCAAGGCAGTGTATGCGGCGCGGTACAACGATCCAGACTGCCGGTTCCAAAAGTCATTTGATATATCGACCAACATCACCAACGCGTTTAGTTCTTCCTGATCAAACTTGAACGCGTCGTTGTAGCTGTCCTGGATGTTCGCCAACGCGACGTTCGCCGCTCGGCAAACCGCCATGACGCCTTCATCCTCTTTTGCGCTTGCACCCAACAGCAGCAGGTCTCTGGTGTCCAGCATGACGTCAAAGTGCGTTGGCTCTGCCCACCCCTCACGGAACGCATTTAAGGCCGTCAGAAGGGCTATCTGCGAGTCGGGCACTATCTGACTCAACACAAGACATGGAATCGCTATCGGGCGCGACTTACGTTTGCGCTTAGAAGCCATTTGTCCCCCAAAGTCAGCATTGAACGCAGCCACGCCTTACGGACGTGGATTACCGCTTGTCGTGATACGTAGTCTTTAAACGGGAACAGCTTTACAGCCCTGCGTGCTAACTTCATGGTGCCTTTGCCTCCTTAAGTAGTTCGATGCGTTCCCTGCTCGACCTAAGCGAGCAATACCGCTGATGCAACCGCTCCAAGAACGTAACGCGGCAAAGGTTCTCGCGCTCAAAGTTAAGCAGTGCCAAGACTTCTCCCTCTGTCTTGGACGCCAAAACATCATTAAGAACTCGCCAAGTTATGTTCAATTTTTTGCTCCAGTTTTTCAATCTTTTCTTCAAGCTTGCGTAGGCTTCGTTGCGTGGCGTTAAACGCCCGCCGCCGCATCGGTAGTTCCGCCTTTGCTGCTTTCAACAGCGTTCTCCAATGATCCAGTCTTTTCACTTCAGTGCCTCCAATGCAATATCTGATACGGCCCGTTTGTTATGTAGTCCGGCCCATATCTTTTCATCGACGGTCTTGTTAGTGAGCAGGACGTAACACCACACGTCATGCCGTTGGCCGCTTCGATGTAGTCTCCCTACCGTTTGTTCGTACAGTTCCAGCGACCAAGGCAACGAGAGAAATACCATGTTGCAGCCACCATGCTGGAGGTTAAGACCATGACCGGCAGACTTTGGATGGACAAGTAGTAGCTCCACACGTCCAGCATTCCAGCGTTCGATTGCGTCAGGTTCTTCGAGCGTGACTGCATGGGGGTATCTCCTTTTGAGTTCAGCTAACTCTTCTTGGTAGGTGTAGGCAACAATCGTATTCGCCCGTTGGTTTTCATCCAGCAGATCGTCCAGTGCATCGAACTTGTGCGCGCTGAATCGCACCGGGATCTGCGTTACAATGAACTTGCCCGGCTTATCGGGATGGGGTTTTTTCGTCGTCTCGTACACAAACCCCGACGCCATCTGTTGCAACTTGCCCGCAGCGACGCCCGCATTTACCGCCGTAATACCTTCAAATACGAAGTCCTTCTTCATCTTGTTGTAGGGCGTCATTTCCATGTCGCAACGCACTTCAACGGTGTGCAACTGCGGCAACGTGTCCTTGTACTCGCCCGGCTCTAGCAGGTACGTCGCCGGCTTGATCGCTTGCATAACCCGGTCAAGCGAGCCGGGACGCGGTGCCCACTCGCCATAGTCGGCGTTGATCAGCACAAAGTACGTTTGCATGAACGCGCCCTTGCTGCGCCCGAGCAGGTTCTGGTCAATGATCTTGCATTGGCCGAATACGTCCTCAAGCCCGTTACTGGTGAAGCTGCCGGTCAGACCCCAGCGCACGCGCATGGGTTCAATGACCTTTAACAGCGCCTTGTACCGAGCGCCTGATGGGTTTTTAAGACGTGTCAGTTCATCAAACACGATGCCGTCAAAATCCAGTTTTTGATTCGCCAGCCATAGCAGGTTGTCGTAGTTGGTAACAACTACGCTTGCGCCGCTGTTTAGCGCAGCCAGCCGTTGTTCTGGTGTGCCAATTGCTACAGCCATAGTAATAAAGGGCGACCAGATAAGGCGCTCTACGGGCCAAACGTCGGTGCAGACGCGCTTGGGTGCCAACACCAAAAAGCGTTTCACTACGCCGTCGCTCAACGCGTCTTGCATTGCCGTGAGCGTGGTTGCTGTCTTACCTGCGCCGACTGGCGCTAGCACCATAGCGCGGTCGTGCTCGTAGATGAAGTCAGCCGCTTCGTTCTGATACGACCTAAGTGTTGGCCCACTCATCAATCTGTTCCTTAGTCCAGAGGCACGCATAGTTTTGACCTAAGCTGCGCATGTCTCGTGCGTACAATTTTTGGAGTTCTGACAAACGCCCACCTTTGGTTTTAAGTTCTACAAACCAAGTTTGGCCGTTTGGCAGACACGCGATTCTGTCGGCAACGCCGCGATGAGAGGGGCTTTTAAACTTGTAGGTTATGCCGCCCTGCATCTCGATTGTCCAGACGAAGTAATTCTCTATCTCGTGTTCTTTCATGGACTCACTCTAGCATAAAGAATTAGGTTGTCAAAAACTTTTTTTCAATTATCATTCAGGTTGAAACGGAGGGAGTACAGATGCAACATAGCAAAGTAGTCGGCGGTAGCACCGCCAAACGAGTCATAGCCTGCCCCGGCAGTGTGGCGTTGGTCAATAAGATGCCGCCGCAGCCGTCCAGCAAGTACGCTGACGAGGGCACGCTATTGCATAACGTGATTGCGGAGGTGTTGGATAAGTTCCTGCCCGCGCAATCGTTTATTGGTATGAAGTACCAAAACATTGAACTGACCCAGGATCTGATAGATGGCAAGCTACTACCGGCGCTCGCGGCGCTTGACGAAATCGACCCCGACAAACAAATGGAATTCGCTGTCGAAACAAGAGTGGGTTTTGGCGATTTTCTACCTGACGTTTTTGGTTCTACTGATCTATTGGGTCGCATCGGATCTAAGGCTCTCGTAATCGACTGGAAGTTCGGCGACGGCGTGCTGGTGACGGCGGAAGAGAATCCACAACTGCTGTTCTACGCTGCCGCTGCGATGCGCACCCCCGAGGTGCAGTGGGTGTTTGAGGGTGCGACAGAAATC